GTAAATGGTTCTTGGATTGTTGCATCTATTATCTCGCCAGTAGAATTTAAATACTACCCATCTTCTGCTCCTACTGGTGGTGTTGGTAGCGGCACAGCAAAATTATATCCAAGACCACAAGGAAACTCTGTTCATAGAGCATTTGATGGTGGTGTTAAATTCTCAACCAATTCTTTATCTAAAAACCAGCAAGCAATCAGACAGACAAAAAGATACTTCCGCTATCAGTCTGGTAAAGGTGTAGCATTCTCCACTGGTTCTATCCTTGCTCCTGCTATTGAAAATATTGATAGCATTACAGCATCAGGAACAAATATAACTGTTGTTTCTTCAGTCGCACACAACATAACCAGAGGAAGTGAAATTGATGTCCGTGGTTGTGATGACAATAATTACAATGGAACGTACACAGTTACTGCAGTAATCGATCCATTCACGTTTAAGTATACTTCATCACTTGCCCCAACAGTATCTTCTGCTGGCGGATCTTATACTATAACTCCCATCAATACTTATGGAGTCAACCTAGAACTAGGTATGATGGATCAGCAGAATGGAATTTTCTTCCGCTATGCTCATGGAGAAATTGAAGTGGTTCGTAGATCATCTACTTTCCAATGTTCTGGTAGAGTAACTGTAACAAATGGCAGTTCTGTTATTTCTAGTTATACTGGTGTCAACGGATCAGGAACTTCTCTGGCAAAGCAACTAAACATCGGAGATAATATTGTTCTTCGTGGTGCTTCTTATCGTGTTGATGGTATTATTTCAGACACGCAAATTATTATCTTCCCTGACTATCGTGGTCCTTCTGACATTAATGTTCCTATCACCAAGACACAAGAAATTATATGGAAGCAAGATCAGTGGAATATAGATCGCTGTGATGGTTCTGGTAAGTCTGGTTATACTATTGATGTAACCAAGATGCAAATGTTCTATATGGACTACTCTTGGTATGGTGCTGGTTTTATTCGTTGGGGATTCCGTGGTACAAATGGTGATGTTATCTATGCTCACAAGATTCCAAACAACAACTTCAACAACGAAGCATATATGAGATCAGGTAACCTACCTGCTCGTTATGAAGTTAATACTATCTGTCCATTTGCAGTAGTAACTAAATCAGTATCTAATAGTGATAGTGTTCTGTATGTAAACAAAGGACTTGATAGATTCCCACAATCAGGAACCTTAAGAATCAGACAAGTTGATTCTGCTACATCTGCAACTCAAGAGTATGTAAATTATACCAGCAAAAATACTTTTGCCCAGGATGTTCTAGCAACTGAAGCAGCAGGTAATACATTATCAGTTACTTCTACTGCTGGTTTGCAAGGCAATGGTGTTCAACCAATTCAATTTGATAGACCATTTGCTAACATCGTTGCAAACAAAACCTATTTCGTTGCAACAGTTCCGAACAGCACAAGTTTCACTATCACCGAAACTGCTTCATCTTCAACTCCTATCTCGATCACAGCATCTGTTGGTTCTGCTTTGTCTCCTCTTGCTGTTGCTGAGTCTGGTACATTTACAGGTTTAACTAGAGAAGCTGCAGGAGCAGTAACTACATGTAATACTACATCAGGAAGTAACATAGTTCAAGTCGCTAGTTCCACGGGCATTCAAGTTGGTCAAGTTGTTAAAAGCGAAGACATTCCCGATGATACATTTGTATCGGAAATTGCTGGTGTAAACATCACCCTAAGCACTGCAGCAACTGATACAGCATCTGGAACAAGTATTATCTTTGCACCAATGGGAGCAGGATCTGCTGAAACATTCACATATGATACGACAAGACCTATTGGTGTAGAACTATTGCGAGCTACATCTGTTCCACAAATTAGTCACTGGGGTTCCTCAGTTATTATGGAAGGTGAATATGATGAAGATAGAGCATACATCTATTCTATTGGTACTAAAACTGGTAGATCTGTTTCCTCTGGTCAAACCAAAGGTATCCTAGCACTACGTGTTTGTCCTGCTGTTGATAATGGTATCACTGGTGCATTCGGATCCAGAGAACTGGTCAACAGAATGCAACTAGTTATGAGAGATTGTCAGATTGTTGCTAATGGTGTGTTCTTCGTAGAACTATTACTTAATCCAACAGTTGATGTCTCTTCTACATGGCAAAGTGTAGGTGGTACATCCTTGGCACAATATGCAGTTCTTGGAACAAACGCAGAACTAGTTGGTGGTGAAGTTGTTTACGCTTTCTATGCTGGTGCAGGTGGTTTCGGTGCTGGTGCATCCACAGTTCCTCTAGATCAAGTTAAAGAGATCTCTAACTGCATTCTAGGTGGTGGTAAGTCTACATTCGACAACAACTTCCCAAGTGGTGTATTCCCAGATGGTCCTGAAGTTCTTGCTGTACGTGTTACAAACATTGCTGGTGGTTTCGGTAGCAGTGCAAGATCTGCTGACTTTAAGTTCTCCTGGACAGAAGCTCAAGCATAATATCGATGCCACCCAGTTGCAATATACTTAGTCTGTGTTGCACTAACAAGTCCATGATGAACATGAGTAAAGTACGCTGGCCAAATAACCAGCGTACCTTTTTTTGGCTCAATATTTATATCTTGATAAACAAATCTAGTCTCTCCACCTTCAGTAACATCATTTAAATAGATCATCCATGCCAGCAACAACTGGTTTGATGTTGGATTGAATTCATGGTGTGGGATATGAAATCCCTGACCAGGATAATATCTCTGCAGGTTGTAAGTATTAACTACATCCCATCTTGGTCCTTCATTCAAGTGAAAATATTCATCTTTATATGGCGAAATGCCTTTAGAAATTGCTAATGCGATATGATAGTTGGGCAATTCATCATCTGAAAAATACACAGGAATATCGGTAGAGTCTTTTACATTTTTAACTACCTCAGTTTTTTCCCCCTGACGCGAAGATACAATGCCAGGTTGTTGTATGTCTATATTATTTTCAAACCAATCAATGATCAGATCACATGTGTCATCTGGCATGGCATTTGGATAAATTCCAATGAAGTTTTTCATAAGCAAAAAAATAGGGAGTAGTCTGATTCTGACCAGACACTCCCTAGCGGCGACGATATGTTTTTATTTATTCAATTAGAAGGAACCATAACAGGGGTCATCATTCCTCCATCAGGTGGTCCATCATCATCAGCACCTCCATCTGAGAGTACTGCTCCAATAATAAAGCTTCCCAAAAGGATAGTTGCTAACAATAACATTTACCATACTCCTGGAATAATCTGTCCTGTGGTTGCATAAGTTCCAACAGCGATGATGAAACCAAGCATTGCTAGACGTGAGTTGAGGACTTCTGCCTCAGGTGTGAATCCAAATTTCATTTGATTTGCTCCTGTGTTTTGTTTTTAATAACGACTCTGCCTTTGCCTGTTAGATATTCGATCTGGAATACTAACTCGTCATCATGCCCCCAGCAGAGTTCTTCATAAAGGGCATTCAGTTTCTCCATGTCTTCATAGAGTTGATTAGGATTTGTCATCTTCCTCTTTCACTTCCCATGACCCGCCAACTCCACCTTCCATGTTAACAACAACGTCTGGTGTCTTTGAATGATGGGGTGCATGTTCTCGGTCCATAGGAAGAGAAGATGCAAAAGGAGTACGTGAAAGGTTTTTAATAACGATGAAGGCGTCCTTATTATATTTACGCACACCAAAAGGCGTTGCCCACTTTTTATTATACTCTTCGCCTTGATGGATACCAGAAACTACTGTACCACCGATCTCAATTACAATGTTATCATTTCTTACATCCCAACCAAGGGTTGCAATCTGATTCCAAAGTTCATCTTGTGTAAGATTCATCAATACAAACTCTCTTCTTGCTCGGTCAATACTACACAATCGCTAGTAGGATAAGAGACGCAAGTTAGCAAGAAACCTGCTTCAATTTGATCATCATCCAAGAACGATTGATCGCTTTGATCTACACTACCACTCTCAAGTTTACCAGCACAGGATGAACAAGCACCAGCGCGGCAGGAGTAATTAATATCAACACCTGCTTCTTCAGCAGCGTCAAGAATGTATTGATCAGATTCACACTCAATTGTGTGCTCGCCTTCAGAAGTTTTAAGTAGAATACTATAAGTCATTAAATAATGCCAAAGAAAAAGTTACCAGTCACAGCATACGAAACGAATCCTGCGATGATTCCCAACATAGCATAGCGTCCATTTGCTTTTTCTGCACGTTCTGCGTGGGTTTCAAGACCATGGCGTTCTGCTTCAGTTGGATCAATGTACATACGGGGTTCTGTTGCCCACATGTTTGTGCGTCCGCCGTCTTCGGTTGTTACTGTCATGATACGTTTCGTAATGAATCTTTACATATTAT